CGTCGTCAACAAGCGACTCGCCAAAGTGAAGCGCCAGTTAGACATCACCCACGAATTTCAGCGAATGGGGGCGATCAAGGGCCAGGTCCTCGACGCCGACGGCAGCACCGTTCTGCTGGACATCTTCGAGCGCTTCGGCGTGAGACGGCAATCGATGTCCATGGAGTTCGCGAACGAAAAAACACTGGTCCAGGTCAAGTGCGTCGAGGCGCTCGACATGCAAGAAGATGCGCTCGGTAACGTCACTACCACCGGCTCTATAGGCTTCTGCGGCAAGACCTTCTGGTCGAAGCTGATCGGTCACCCCTCCGTAGTTGATACCTACAAAGCCACGCTGCAGGCCGCTGCGCTCCGGGGCGATGGTCGAGAGTCGTTCGATTTCGGCGGCATCACCTGGGAACGCTATCGCGGCAAGGTTGCGGGGGTCGCATTCATCGGTGACGACGAAGCCCAACTGGTCCCGGAAGGTGTTCCCGACTTGTTCAAATCGGCTTTTGCACCTGCTGACTACATGGAAACCGTAAACACACTCGGCATCCCGTACTACGGCAAGATCGAGCCTATGCCATTCGGCAAGGGCGTTTCCGGTGAGGCTCAATCCAACCCCCTGCACCTGTGTACCCGGCCACGCGCGGTCATCCGGCTGACACTCTGATCATGGGGTTCCGCGAACTGGTGGTCGGCATCGACCACGTCGTGTTTGAAACGCTGGGAGACGAGGGGTTGATCGATGGCCGGCGCGTAGTGGGCATGTTCTCCGCACCCTGGCTGCAACCCAAGGTTGGGCGGCTCAATACCGGTCTGCGCGAACCCTGTTACGTCATGCGAGTCAGCGAGGCCGCCGGGGTAGAGCAGGGCCAAACCATCACTATCGATCTACCCGCCCTCGACGGCGGCGGCTGCTACACCATTGTCCGTATAGAGCCGGATGGCACCGGCCAAGTCGCGTTGGTCCTGAGGATAAAGCCATGAGTCTGGGTTCATATTCCGAAGCGCGTTCCGGTCACGGCTTGATCACCCTTCAGCCCTCCACGGCGGACCTGCAGACCCTGACAGACTTTGCGAAGCTGGCGCCCAAGGCCGCGATGAACGCCCAGCGACGGGCTATCAACAAAACGCTGGGGTGGTTGCGCACGCACATCGCCCGGGAGGTCGGGCGCAATGAGGGCATCGCAATGCGGGCAGTACGGCAGCGTTTGCGTACTTACCCGGCCAAGGGCGGCGTCAGAGGGAAGTTGTGGTTCGGGCTCAATGCGTTGGAGGCCAGCCGTACCGGGCGCGCGCGGCAGACGACTGCGGGCGTATCAGTGGGGCGCCGTCGCTACCCTGGCGCGTTCTACAAGAAAGTGTATGGCGGAAAGCCGGATATCTGGATCCGTACGGCGAGCAAGCATTTCAAAGCCGGCGATTACCCAGACAGCACCGTGTCGTCCGCTTCTGGGCCCAGCTCGGGATGGATTGCCGAGAACGACAGCCGCTTCCCTTTGGCGAAGGCGAAGGTCTCGATCGAGGCGGCGCAGTCTTCGTTCGACACGTGGGTACGTCGAGCGGACGTAAGACTGCTGGAGATCCTCAAACAGGAACTGAATTTTGAGCTGCAAAAGTATTTGCGAGGAAATGCCCATGGATGACCAGCGACTAACGCTGGACCTGTTCCTGAGCACCATCGAGCGCCGACTTGGTGAACAGTTGCCGGGCTTGCAGACGGTAGCAACATGGCCGGACATTCGAGACCACGTGCGGTTGCCGGCAATGTTTCTGGAGCTGGCCGAGGTCGATCCCGGTATGGACCCCGGTACGGGGCGGGTCGGGCTAGCCTGCAGGATGGAGGCCTATCTCATCGTTGCTGCTGAGGTGGAGCGCCACCATCACCAGGCAGCTCAATTGGCGACACAGCTGGCAGTATTACTTCGTGCGCAGTACTGGGATCTGGACGACGTGGATGCTGCCGAATTCGCGCAGGCCGGTCCGGACTGGACCAAGCCGGAGCTGGACGGCTACACCGTTTGGAAGGTCGAGTGGACCCAGCAAATTTATCTGGGTGAAGAGCAATGGCCTTGGCCGGATGCAGAGCCTGCATTTCTTGAGCCGGAACTGAACCCTGATCAGGTCGACATTGACGTGGTGGGCTCGTGAGCCGCGAAGCCTTGGCCGAACATGACCGGATGATAGCTGCCATGTTAATGCCCGGGCACGTTGTGGCTATCGACACCGTAGAGGCCATGGTGCGGATCGATTCGCGGGGCTGGGTCAGTCCCTGGGTTCGCTGGCACAGCCTCGCTGCTGGCCGGGCGCGTCACTGGCGGGCGCCAAGCATGAATGAGAAAGGCTCACTGATCTGCCCGCACGGCCAACCGCAACTTGGCCGATTCATTCCCGGCCTTTACAGCGAAGACTTCCCTCAACCTGATAACCGCGACCACGTCGAGGTCTGGCGATTTGAGGATGGCGGTTCGCTGGTTTATGACTGGAAGGCGAACACCTACGACATCACGCTACCCACGGGGACCGGAACCATTCGAGTGGGCGGTTCAGTCTTTACCGTGAAAGACAGCGAAGTGTCAGTGGATTCGGCGTCGATCAAGCTGAACGGCAATACCGAAATCAACGGCACACTGCTCGTGTCCAAGGATATTACTGGCCTCGGCAAGATCATCGACACCGGTGGGAACACGCCAAATCACGCACATTGACCTCGCTCGTTGCCCGCTTCGGCGGGTTTTTTTATGCCTGGAGAAATCATGACGACCAAAAAAACGAACACTGCACCTGCGGACGAAACACCTGCGACCCCCGTCGCTGCTAACGAGCAGGCAAGAGCGGGAGAGGGCGTCAGGCCAGTGTTTCGCGACAGGGTCTACACCTCTCGCACTCTGATCCTGCCCGACGGCACTACGGTGCCGGTGGCGGCGGGAAAGATCGTGGCCATCACCGATGAGCTGCTCACCTATCTCACCGCCGAGGCCGATTTCGAACCTCTGCCAAGGTAACGCCAAATGATTGGAATGGATCGGTTAACCGGCAAGCCGCTGTCGGGCGTGGCGCATCTACGCCAATCAATCGGTGATGTCCTTTCCACGCCGGTTGGCAGTCGCCGGATGAAACCGGAGTACGGCAGTAGCCTACGACGATACGTCGATCTCCCAGTGACCGAAGGCTGGAAAGGTGCGGTTCAGGCCGAGGCCGCTCGCGCGCTTGGGCGATGGGAGCCACGGGTAGACCTTTCGAGCATCAGGGTGATTGCGGTACTTCGAGGGACCATCACTTTTCAGCTTGCCGTCGACTACCTGGGTGACCGCAAAATTCTGGAGGTGTCTGCATGAACCCGGTCGATCTGTCCACTTTGCCAGCGCCGGAGGTGCTGGAATCGCTGGACTTCGAAACCCTCTACCAGGATGAGCTGGCGACCTTCGAACGAATGATGGGTGAAGGCTGGAACGCTGCTCTGGAGAGTGATCCAGTGGTCAAGCTGTTGGAGGTCGGTGCGTATCGAAAGATGACCAATCGCGCCCGCGTGAACGATGCCGCAAAGGCGTTGCTGCTGGCCTATGCCAGACGCGGTGACCTGGATCACCTCGCCGCGCGGGTCAACCTGCAGCGTCTCGTGATCCAGGCCAGCGACTTGACCACCGTCCCCCCTACGCCAGAAGTGCTGGAGGAGGACGACGCGCTTCGGGAGCGCATTCAGATGCGCTGGGAAGGGCTGACCACTGCAGGTCCGCGCAGCAGCTACATCTTGCATGCGCGAAATGCGACAGCGCTGGTCGGGGACGCCACAGCAGAAAGCCCATCGCCTGCCGTCGTCGTTGTCACCCTCCAGCATCTGATGGGTGACGGGGCGGCGGACGCCGAGCTGGTAGCGAGAGTGAAGGCGTATCTAAGCGACGACGACATTCGGCCGCTCGGCGACCGGTTGACGGTGCAAAGCGCAGAAGTCTTGCCCTACACGATTGAAGCAATTGTTCATCCTGTCGGGTCCGGTTCTGAGAACGAGGCGATTCTGGCAGCGTGTGAAAACCGGCTGGCCGCGTGGGTGAATCCTCGTCGGCGGCTAGGCGTTGAAGTGGCCAGATCTGCAATCGACGCCCAGCTGCATATCACTGGTGTGCGCCGCGTGGAGCTGGTGGATTGGGAGGACATCGTTCCCAGTAAATCCCAAGCGGCGTACTGCACCGGTTACAGCGTGATATTGGGGGCTTGAATGACCAGTCTCTTACCCAACAACAGCACGCTACTGGAAAGGGCTGCGGAGGCGGCGACCGACGACTTTACCCCGGTACCACTGCGAGACATCCATAACCCCGACACTTGTCCGGTTGCCTTGCTGCCATTTCTGGCGTGGGAGTGCTCCGTGGACCGATGGGACGAAACCTGGCTGGAATCGGTCAAGCGGGCGGCCATTCGCTCCTCGTTCTACATCCATGCACACAAGGGCACGATTGGGGCGTTACGTCGAGTCGTCGAGCCCTTGGGCTACCTGATCGAGGTATTGGAGTGGTGGCAGACGGTTCCCGAAGGCGTGCCTGGTACGTTCGCTTATCGATGATGCCAAGCCGGTGTCGCGACATGTGACCGGCCTTGCCATAAGTCTGGAAACGAGCGGCCATCTCAGCATCGCAGCCTGCGCATATGACGGCGATGAAATAGACATATACCCGCCCGCGCCGCGCGACATTGAGGTCGGCGGGAGCTACGGCATGGGCGGTCGAGAGACCACAATTGATGAACTGGATACTTACGGATGATCGATCAAAATTCGCAGTTCTTCGCCATCCTGACAAATGTCGGTGTGGCAAAGCAGGCGAACGCCGACGCGCTCGGCGTGCCGTGGAATATCAGCCAAATGGGAGTAGGGGACGCCAACGGCTCAGATCCTCTGCCCGACGCCACGCAAACCCGG